CTTATAGCAAAGAAGATATTGAAATGACCATGCGGCCTACTGAAAAGGTCGTGGAGGCATATACCAAGAAGAAGTTGCCTGAAACGTCTTACACTTGGTGGAATGCTCAAACTGAGAAAGATCTTCTCCAGCAAGTTCTTTCTACATGTGAATTCTTAAAGCGAACAAACGCAGTTCGTATTCGCCAAGCATCGATCTACACGCGCCTTGATTGCGGCAAGCCTCTTTATAACTTCATGTCGTCTAATGCGACTCTCGATTCATCCAATCAAATGCCTATCGGTCGCCCAACGGCCAACATTGTTCATGCGAACTGTGAAACTTTTGTATCTCTAATCACTCAGAACAAACCAAAGCCTACCTTCCTCACTGACAACGGTGATTACAAACAACGCATCCTTGCTAAAGAGGCTAACGCCTTCATTCAAGGGGAGATTTTCAGAACTAAAGCATATGAAAAAGCCGCCATCATGGTTAAAGATGGAACGGTTATCGGTGACGGGTTCTTAAAGATATGCCCTCGCCATGACAAAGTTCATATTGAACGAACTCTTGCGACAGAGCTTCTAGTCGATTTCCTAGATGGGTATTACGGATTCAATCGTCAGCTAATGCAGCTTAAGATGATGCCTAGGTCTGTGGCATTCGAAGAATTCCCAAAGAATCAAGATGCTGTCGCCAATGCTCAGTCTGGATCTGTAGATAGTACGCCAAAGAGTACAGAAACTATCTCCGATAACATCATCACTTGTGAAGCATGGCATTTGCCGTCTGCTCCAGATGCTAAAGACGGGCGTCACGTCATTGTATGTGATGATGGAGTGCTTCTTGATGAGCCTTGGACTAGAGCAAAGTTCCCATTCGTTAAATGGGGCTACAATCCGAACATGGTAACGACCTGGTCTCAAGGTCTAGCTGAGATCTTGATGCCGATTCAGATGGAGATCTATCGTTCTTTGATCGTTGCATCTCAAAGCTTAGAGCTCATGGCTGTGCCTCGCATCTATATCGATGAGATGGCTGAGATCATGGAAACGTCGTTCAATAACCGCATTGGTACGATCATTAAAGGTCGTGGACCTACGCCTCCGCAGATCCTTAACTGGCAAGCCAACACTCCTGAGTTCTATGAATGGATTCAATGGCTGATTAAGCTTGGCGCGGATATGTCGGGCGTTGCAGAAATGGCTTCACAAGCCAAGAAGAGTCCAGGTCTCAATAGCGGAGAGGCGATTCGTGAGGCTAATGATTTACAGTCTGCAAGGTTTGCTACACAGGAGCAGCGTTATCAGGATGTCTTCACTGAGATTGGTTATCACATTGTTGATACGGCTTCTGATATTGTTGAAAAAACAGGCAAGTATACGACAGTCTACCCGTCTAAAGACGGGACGAGAGAAGTAGACTTTAAGCAGATCAAGAAACTTAAAAATACTTACATTATACAATGCTACGAAGAGTCTGCTCTGTCTAAAGATCCAGCAGATCGACAACAGCAGCTGTCTGAAAAACTAGCAGCTGGAGAGATTTCACTTCTCGAATTCAGACGCTTATCTAACTTCCCAGACCTCGAACAATCGGACCGTTTAGCTCTAGCTTTAGAGGAACGCATCTTCTATTGCTTGGATGATATTATTGAGAATGGCGACAAGAATTGGGAAAAGATAGTTCCTGACAGATTCATGCTGGATCCAACCGACATGATGACTACTTATTGCACAAACTATATCAATCTCTATGCCCCGACGAACCTTGAGCCAGAGAAAATGCAGCTCTTAAGAGACTGGATTGTTCAAGTACAGAACATCAAAGATCAAGTGCAGCAAGAAGCACAAGATCAACAGATGCAAATGCAGGCAGCCGCTCAGGCCGCACAACAACCGCAGGGTCAACCCGCACAAGCCCAACAATCTCCTCAAAGCGCTGGTCTCCAGGTTGTTCCGCCAAATCCATCATTAGCACCGACATCACAAGTACAAGTTTAATCATAACAAGGAGTTACATATGGCTTATGAATTAGCCACGCTTGCAGAACCTAATGCTCAACCATCGAATCTATCACCCGGCATTAACCGAGAAGAGATGCAGTTAAATTCATTCTCTTCGGCAGACACTAGACTCGCTAATGCTATTGCTAAACTTCAGGGCAAACCCGTTCAAGAACTGCCAAAAAATAACGCTACAAACATTAATGAAGTGGTTACGGACGAACCTGTAACAAGCGGCGCATCGCTACCATTATCACCGCAGCTTGCAGCTCTTGCTCGTAAAGAACAAAAGCTAAGGCAAGACCAAAAGGCTCTGAAAGCTAGTGAATTAGCTATCGCAAAAGAGCGCCAAGAGTATGCCGAATTAAAGGCACTCAAGGAGAAAATCGCGGCCGGGGATTATTCCGAAGCTGAGAAGCTGATCGATTACGAGAAGTTTACTCAAGCGAAACTCGGAAGAGACCCGAAAACAGAGGAACTGGATAAAGTTCGATCAGAGATTGCAGAACTAAAAGCCGCTCAACACAAGGATGTAGAAGATCGGTTTAAGTCAGCAGTCCAGCAGCGGCGCACAGCGGTCATGGATTTAATTGCTAAGGACGACACGTTCAAAGCAATCAAAACCAAGAAAGCCGAAGAGGCAGTTGTTCAACTTATTCTCGATACTTGGGAAGAAGAAGAGATCGAGCTTTCTCCAGAGGCAGCAGCCAAGGCTGTGGAAGATGAACTCAAGGCACGCGCAAAGGAATGGGCGTCTTTGATTCAAGAAGAAGTGAAACAGGACCCAGTCGTTGAGAAGAAGGAACTTCCTCCTCTCAAACCTGGAATGAAGACGTTGACTAATAACATGGCTTCGACGGGCGAGATTAAACGCCCTCTTAAGCCGCTTCATACGATGACCGACACCGAGCGATACGCTGAGGCCCGTCGTCGTTATGAAGAAAAACTATCACAAGGAATGAGATAAAATATGTCAGTACCAGCAGCCAGTCAGTTTTCAAGTACACAAACAAACTTCGGTACGCTGAAGGAATTGTATTCAGACGATGCGTGGGTCATGAAAACCCTGATTCTGAATAATAACCCCGCACTTGCCATTATTGAGAAGGACGAGACTCCACTCGGTATCGGCGGTAAATACTTTACTGTACCTGTTCTCGCAGCAGGTGGTGGCGGTCGTTCTGCCAATTTCGGATTGGCACAAACGTCGCAATCGGCTCCGCTTACTCCTGAATTCCAAGTTACTAAGGTCAACAACTACTCGCTCTTCACTATCACTGGTGAATTCTTGCGCGCATCTGCTGAGTCTATTGGCGCGTTCATGCCCGGTATGGATACCAACGTTAAAGCTGCATTTGCAGTACTTGGTAACGATTTGGCACATGATCTTTTCGGCGATGGATCGGGAACTCGTGGTACTTATGGATTGGGAGCTGGCGCTATTAATGCCGGTGTGATCACGCTTGATAACGCTGGTACTGCAATGTTCTTCCAGCCTGGAATGATCTTAGCTTCGTGGTCTGTGAGTGGTTTGACGCCAACGCAATCAACTGCAGCTGCTCTTGGTTATGTAATCGCTGTTGATACAGGTGCAGGTACGGTTACTGTTTCTGCTACTGCAGGTGGAGCGGCTGGAACTCCGACTAACTGGTCTACTTCGTTCCCATATCTCGGTGTATACGGTGATACGAACTTCATTTCGAATGGTTTGTCATCGGCAAATATGCTCAAGATGGCAGGCTTCGGCGCATGGATTCCGCAAACAGCTCCGGGCGGATCGGATAGCTTCTTTAATGTGAATCGTTCGGTTCTCCCCTCGACTCTTGCTGGATACCGCTTCGTAGGTTCGGGCGAATCGATTCAAGATGCATTGATCGACTCGGTTAACCAATTGAATGCGCAAGCAACTCCTGCTGGTACGCCGGATTTCATCTTCATGAATCCGACATCTTATCAGTCGCTCGTGAAACAGCTGACTTCGCAAGGTGTGTATCAAATGGTTAAGGCTAAGATTAACGAGGAAGTCTCGATTAGCTTTAAGTCGCTTGTTCTCCCAACTGGTACTGGCGAGATCAACATCATTCAGGATCGTAACTGCCCGCCGCAGACTGCGTTCATCATCACAAGCAAAACGTGGAAACTTCGTTCGCTTGGTAAGTTGACTCAGTTCCTGACATGGCCGGGAGCTTATGACCAAATCGGTATTCCAGTACCGGGTCAAGATGCTGTGCAATGTCAGTTGGTTTCGTACAACAACCTGACTTGTAACGCGCCGGCAGCCAATGCGATTGTATCGCTTCCCCAGTAATAAAATCTAAGGCTCGGGCTTAAAACGCCCGGGCTTTTTAACGTTTAAAACATATATGAGGACCCATCCTCGTCTGACCAGACTAGAAGCGCTTCACAATCTGGCAGCATAACTTGAAGCGCATTAAGGGTTCTCATGGCTAATCGTCTTGGTAATAACGGCGGTCGTTTCTACGACTTTAACGTCCAACCTGTTCTCATCGATTGCAATTTCACTGTTGATGCTACAAATGGGAACGGTCTTGGCATTCGGAGTCTAAAGGGCTCTGGAGTTAAGAACGTATTCATGAATACATCTGCAGCATTCACTGCAACATATAATAACAGCGTGAACCTGACGGGTATCGCCTCTGGAACTGCAACTCTCGTTGTTGGAATGCCGGTTCAAGGATCTGGAATTCCTGTTGGTGCAAAGATTGCGTCAATCGTAAGCTCAAGTGCAATTACAATCTCAGCTGCCACAACTGGTGGAGCAACAACTGGGTCAGTTACTTATCAAGGATTAGGAGCGGGCGGATATCCGAACCCAAATCCTGCTGCTGGTTATGCTCTTATTCAGCTTAAAGAAGGGTATGTTAAATATACTGGTGGATTCTCTGGCTTTGCATCTCCTGTAACAGGATCAAACGTTGCAATCAATGGTACAGCTCTTACCGTAGGTCAGCCATACGTTATTGTTTCTACAGGTGTAGGATCAAATGGAACAGTGACGATTGCTCCAGTAGCCGATGTGTCTGGTTCTTTGGCTAGCACATGGTTTAGAATGTATGACGCTTATGGGAACACATATATTATTTGGTTCTCTGTTTCTGGCGTAGGTGCAGCTCCTGTTGGAGTTTCTGGGACACTTGTTCAACAATCAATTTCAACAAACGCTTCTGCTGCAACAATCGGCGCAGCGCTCGTTGTAACTCTCGGCGCTTTGCTTGCTGCACAGCCAGGAAATGCTTCTGCTCCTGCAGGAGTAAACAGCTATACAGCAACTGGTACTACAACTGTAACGGTAGTCAGCACTGCGGCTGCACCATTACCTGGTGGACCTGCTGATGGAACAATTGCAACTGGATTTACTTTTGCAGTTACGAAAGACCAAACAAACTCACAGAACTGGTTATCTGTTGGATTGCAACCTGGTGTTGTTCCTAACGTAGGGGCGGCATTTGTTGCAACTACGACTGGATATAGCTCTCGTGGTGGGTCAACTGGTTTGGTGAAAGTTCCTTCTGTATCAGGAATACTTTCATGCGAAGTTGTTGGTGATCCTAACCAAACACTTAGCCCTATTCCGGTGGGTGGATCGCCTAATGTTGGTGGATGGATTTTGGTCCAGTTCATCAGCGCAACATCTTCTAGTGTAACAACTCCGATTGCTACAGCTCCTGCTCAAAATGCGGTGGCCGGTATGTCGTTCAAAGTTGAATCTAAGAATGTAATTATCGCAGGAGAGTAAAATATAATGTCCATTCCTAGTGTCCCGTTAAATGCGGTGATCAATACAGGTAATGGGCAAATTGCACTTACCTGGCAACAAGTTGTTGGGGCAACGTCATATAACGTCCAGAGATCAACAACAGGAATTGTGGGGAGTTTCGCAACAGTCGGAACTCCTTCTGTTAACAATTTTCTTGATACGACCGCTCTTCAGGGAATTCAATATTGGTATCAGGTTGCATCTGTAAATTCCGGTACAACTGGAGGATTCTTATTCACAGTTTCTTCAGCTAATGCTAGCGGGTCTGCGCAATACACAAACAACGGCCAAACATTTCAAGTAAACGCGACTATTTCAACCGGTACATCTTTATCTACAACATCGACCGGTGCCCCTACGGCGTCTGGTACATTAACGAGAATCTCTGGATCAGGTGATTTCACTATTTCGTTCTCCGCTGCCGTATCGACAGGTGGACAATCTTCATTTCAAACAATGGGGACCAATGGCCAGCTGCTAACCGCTGTTCCATGTTTGCCAGGGCAGATCAATCTTGGTTATTTACGATATATGGTTCGCGTTCGCACTGAGAAATTGCTTTCTCAGTTCGTAACCGATGATCAATTGAATTTCTATATCAACCAATCAGCATTCAGACTTTATGACATGCTTGTTGGAAAGTATGGAGATGATTATTTTCTATCTCCTGGTCTCGTAATTCCGATGACAGGATTGACATCTTATCCACTCCCGAATGGATCAAACTATCTTGGATCATTGAATGCCGATGGACAGTTCTATGTTGGACAGGGATCAACACCGGCACCAGCTTGCTATAAGCTGAATGGTATTGATTTGAATGTTGGTGGGACTTTGGTTGGTCCTGCGGCTGGATGGATACCCTGTGCGAGACAGAACTGGTCTGATCGTGACAAATATACTTACGTCGGTCAGCAAGCAACTCTTTATAACGTATTTCAAATGTCATATCGTGAAATGGGAAATCAGGTTTATGTTTTCCCTGTGAATTCCAATACGACCATGCGCTGGTATTACGTTCCGATCATGACTCAGCTTCTACAAGACACAGACATGATGCCATTCTCTATTTCTGGTTGGTCTGAGCTTGTAATTGTCGATGTCTGTGTGAAAGTCTTGATTCAAGAAGAATCATTTGATGAAGCGGCTGCATTCGCGAACGAACGCCAGGCCTTAATTGATAGGATTAATGCTATT